GAAACATGGGGTTATTATGAGCCTTGCGGATATAAACCAGATTTGATTGGTCAGCCTTGGGTTTGGGGTGTTTCCGATTGTTGGTCACTTGTTCGCAGATATTACAAAGAAAAATTAAATATAGAATTACGAGATTGGGAAAGACCAACAACCCCTGAAGAATTTATAAATGACCCGATGTTTGAAAGATGCGCAGAAGCTACAGGTTTTAGAGAATTAAAAAATGACGAAAATTTAAAAAATGGCGATTTATTATTTATGTCGATTTTGGCAAATGGTTTGAATCATGTGGCGATTTTTTTAGATGGGGATGTTTTACACCATTTAACAGATAGACTATCTTGTAAGGAACCATATAACCAATGGCTTCAAAAATGCACAGGTAAAAGGTTGCGTTATGTTGCGTAAAATTAAGTTATATTCAAAACTTGCCGATTTTATCGGTCATAAAGAATTTGATGCCGTTTGTAAAAATCCCGCTGAAGCAATAAGGTTTTTGATTTGTAACTTTCCAGAAGTAGAAAGTCACATGGCAAAACAAAATTATAAAGTTTTAGTCGGCGATTATGAAATTGATGAAAAGGAATTGCATTATCCAAGCGGCCTCGAAGATATACATATCGTTCCTATTATTGCGGGTTCAGGTGGTAACTTTGGAAAAATTTTAGGGGGTGCGGCTTTGATTGGTTTGTCTTTTGTTTCTTTTGGTAGCTCAACTTTATTTGCAGGTGGTAGTGGTGCGGGTTTGCTTGGTGGTGGTGGTCTGATTGGTTCAACTGGTTTATATGCGGCGGGGGCTTATGGTTCGGCGGCGCTTGGCCTAATGGGTGCGGGTTTGATGTTGTCAGGTGTTTCTGGAATGATGACACCACAACCAAAATCGCAAGACTTTTCAAGCCCTGAAGACCCGCGTTTGTCTTTTAATTTTTCAGGAACGCAAAATACTAGCCGAAGTGGAACGCCGATCAATATTGTTTTCGGGGAGGTTTTTGTCGGAAGTATAGTCGTCAGCGCGGGCGTTGACACAGAACAAGTAAGAGCATGACCGACAAGAAAGTAATTAGAGGAGCAGGCGGCAGAAGAACGCCGCCATCGCCCCCACAACCTACAAGAGTTCCCGACACGTTACACAGTAGGCAATTTGCATCATTTACGGATGTGTTAGGAGAAGGCGAACAAGAGGGAAGCGCAACAGCAAGCAAACTTGGATTGACAAAAGGAACTACGGCATACAACAACGCTTTTCTTTCCGATGTCTTTTTAAACGATACGCCAGTTTTACAATCAACAGCAAATTTTTCAAGTCCTGTTACTACAGATTTTAATTTTCAAAATGTTGGGTTCACGCCGCGATTTGGAACAGCAAACCAGACACACATCCCCGGTATCGAAGAAAGTCAATCTGTAACAAGTGTCGGCGTAACTGTTACAACTTCTGCGCCAGTAACAAGACAAATCACAAATACAGATGTTGATGCTGTAAAAGTTTCTGTTACTTTTCCGCAGATACAAAAAGCAACAGATCAGGGCGATTTGCTTGGTTCTTCTGTAAATTTACAAGTACAAATTCAATACAACGGCGGCGGTTTTTCTGTTCTTGTCGATGATACGATTACAGGTCGTTCCGCTGACGCATATCAAAAAGATTATCGTATTACATTGACAGGCGCTTTTCCTGTTGATATTCGTGTTGTTCGCATAACCGCTGACAGCACAAGTTCAAGTCTTATAAATTCTTTTCAATGGACAAGTTTTTCAGAAATTATTGACGATAAACAAACATATCCAAATACAGCTTTTGTTAATTTAAGAATAGACAGCGAACAGTTTAGTTCGATTCCCCGCCGAAAATACCGCATCAGGGGTTGCAAGATAAGGATACCGGGGGCGGGAGCAAATGGCTCTGGAACGCCAACTGTTGATCTTCAGACAGGTCGTATTGTTTACCCGACAGGATATGTCTTCAATGGCACTATGAGCGCCGCAACCTATTGCAACTGTCCAAGTATGGTGTTACTTGCATTGCTTACAGATACGCGCTTTGGTTTTGGCGATCATATAACAGATTCTTCTTTGGATTTATATTCCTTTGTGACCGCATCAAAATTTGCAAATACTCTTGTTGATGATGGACTTGGCGGACAGGAGGCTCGCTTCTCATGTAACGTAAATATTCAAAATTCCAATTCCGCATTTGACTTGATAAATGAATTATCAGGTGTGATGCGAGCGATTCCTATTTGGTCGCAAGGTTCGATTCAGTTGGCTCAAGATAGCCCAAAAGACAGTTCATATCTTTTTAGTCTTGCAAACGTAAATGAAGGCGGTTTTAGCTATTCAGGAAGTTCTCTAAAAACAAGACACAGCGTTGTTTCTGTTAGTTACTACAACATGGATTCTCAGGATATAGATTTTGAGGTTGTAGAAGACAGCAATTTGATCTCTAAGATTGGCACAATTGTTAAGCAAGTGAAAGCATTTGCCTGCACATCACGGGGTCAAGCGGCCAGACTTGGAAAAGCAATTCTTTTCGCGGAAAATTTTGAAAGCGAAATTGTGACATTCAACACTTCTATTGATAGCGGTGCAATTTGCAGACCGGGAAGCGTTATCGAGATCAATGACCCTGTTCGTGCGGGTATAAGAAGATCAGGCCGTCTTTCTGCCGTTACATCAACAACACAGATGACAGTTGATGATACAGCCGCAACAGACCTATCAACAGAAAATAATCCAATATTTAGCGTTATTTTGCCAGATGGTACTGTCGAAGCAAAACCTGTTAGTTCAATATCAAACGGCGTTGTAACTGTTTCTTCTGCATTTAGTCAAACGCCAAACGTTAATACAGTATGGATGCTAAATAATGATACAGTTCAATCTCAAAAATTTAGAGTTATTAATGTTGAAGAACAGGACGGCTTAAATTATGCGATTACAGCTTTGTCTTATCAAGATGATAAATACCCATTTATTGAAGACGGCGCAACTTTACCGACAAGAACAGTTTCATTATTAAATCAATTAAAAGACCCGCCATCAGCTTTAAATATTGAAGAAAGAGTTGTTGAACTAAATAATCAAGCGGTTTCAAAAATATTTATTAGTTGGAAACCAGTTCTTGGCGTGACAAATTATCAAGTTAATTATCGTTTTGAAAATGGTAATTTTGTTAGTCAAAGGGTATCGAGGCCAGATTTTGAAATTGTTAATACAGAAAAAGGTAAATATGAAATTCAAGTATTTTCATTTAATCCCGCTTTAGAGGTCAGCGCCACATCAGCTGATGCAACATATGATGCTGTTGGAAAAACGGCTGTTCCTTCAGATATTACTGGTCTAACTTATGAACCTATAAGCGATACAATGATTCGCTTGAAATGGAATACACCGACAGATATTGACGTTATAAAAGGCGGAAAAGTTTACGTTAGACATTCCACGCTTACAAACGGAAATGGAACTTTTACAAATGCAATTGACCTTGTAAAAGCACTCGCGGGTAACACGAATACCGCGGATGTGCCGCTTCTTGAAGGCGAATATATTCTTAAGGCGCAAGACGATACGGGAAATTTTTCGGCAGGCGAAACATCAATTGTTATTGATTTACCAGAAACACAACCAAAACTTGTTGTTCTTGCAAGACGCGAAGATCAGGACAACCCGAAATTTCAAGGAACAAAAACAAATACAGCTTTTGATGCAACAACAAATAGCCTGAACCTTGTCGGTGGTGGTCAATTTGACGACATAACAGATTTTGATTTAGTTGCAAGTCTTGATGATTTTGGCGGAATTGTAAGTTCTGGAACTTACGATTTCGCGTCAACTCTTGATCTCGGTGGCGTGTTTAGTGTTCAATTGCGCCGTCATTTCTTGACCGAAGCATTTTATCCAAATGATTTGATAAATAGTAGAACCGCAAATGTCGATACTTGGACGGATTGGGATGGAAGCCTTGCATATGATGCAAACGCAGAATTAACAGTTCGGACAACGCAAACAGACCCTTCTGGTTCGCCTACATATTCAGGTTTTCAAAATTTTTCAAATGGAGTTTATAAAGGCCGAGGATTTCAATTCAGAGCAAATCTTACAAGTAACGACCCCGCGCAAGATATAAAAGTTTCACAACTTGGATTTACAGCTTCTTTTGATAGAAGAACAGAAACAAGTCTTGAAAATTCATCAGCAACAAATGGCGTTTTAACATCAAGCGGTGCGACAAATGTTACATTCAATAAAGCATTCTTTTCGGGAACTTCTAGCTTGGGCGGTGTTAATAGCAACCCGCCATCGGTCGGGATTCAGGCTTCAAATATGGCTTCAGGCGATTTCTTTGAACTTAGTAATATAACTGGAACAGGATTTACTGTTCATTTTAAAAATTCGTCAAATGCTTCAATTTCAAGAAATTTCACATATCAAGCAACAGGCTTTGGTAAAGCCGCATAATTGAGCTATAGTAAAAGAAAGTTTTTTTGTAAATGGCGCAAGTTGCAAATTATACAGTTGATAATGATACAGGCGCCAACGTAAGAGCCGACATTAATAATATTTTTGCCGCAATTCAATCTCTTAACAGCGGTTCTAGTGACCCAAGCGGAACGCAAGTTGCATTTCAACCATCTGTAAATACAACGTCAAATTTATTAAAATTAAGAAACGCAAGCAATAACGGATATATAGAAATCGGGGATGTAACATTGCCTAATCTTGGCCTTGCCAAGCTTGCAGGCGCGACATTTACGGGAGCCGTTGTTCATAATTACACAACAGCCTTAAAAATACCTGTCGGAACTACAGCACAAAGACCCGGTTCCCCTGCAACAGGAGAGCTTAGATTTAACAGTACTTTAGGAAGTGCAGAAATATATAATGGTTCAGCTTTTGCCGCTGTAGGCGGCGGGGCGGGAGCGACCGGCGCGGGCGGCGATGAGGTGTTCTTCGAGTCGGACACAAATGTCACGACATCGTATTCGATCACTTCTGGAAAGAATGCGCACACGGTTAGCCCTGTTATTAACAGCGGCGTTACCGTGACCGTGCCTTCTGGTAGTTTACTTGTTATCTTGTAATTATGAGCTTAGAACTTTCTGGAACAACTGGTTTAAAAGGAGTCGCGGGAAGCGTAGCGGCGCCATCTATCGTTGGGGATGATACAAACACAGGTATAAGTTTTCCCGCCGCTGACACTATTAAGTTTTCAACTGGTGGTGTTGAAAGAATGTCGATTACAAATAGTGGTGTTTCTGGAATAGCTGTAGGTTTAGTAGGTTTTAAACATAAAACTGCTACTGCCGCACAAAATATAAATTCATCAAGTTTTACTGATACAAACCTAACAATAACTTATACTCCACAAGACGGAGCAAATAATAAAATTTATATTCTTTTAAGCGGTCAATTTGAACAAGATGATTCAGATGGTAATAATGTTAAAACTAAAATTAGATGTTCTGGACAACATACAACTGATGTTCCTAATAGTGACCAAAGAGTAGGTTTAGAAGCAAGTGGTGGAGCAGATGCTAAATCTATATGTCAATTTTTAGAAGATCCCAATATTTCTGATAATTCCAATATAACTTATACGTTGCAGGCATTTAGCGAAAATACTAGTAGTGGTGATTTTAGGGTAAGGGTAAGTTTAGCCTTTACAATTTTTGAAATAGCATCTGGAGTAAATCAAAGTTAATTATGACAGCAAAGATTAAATTAAATGCGGCTTCAGGGGGTGGGTCTATCAGCTTACAAGCACCATCATCGTCTAGTAATAACAGAGTTATAACTTTACCTGATCTTGCTGATGGTACTTTACTGACTTCAAGTTCAAGTATTGGCACAAGAAAAGTAACTTATGGGTCTTGGGTTACAACAAGTAGTGGAACAGAAATAGCATTTACGAGCATAGCGGCTACGACAGACTTTGCTATTGATTTTTTAAATGTTAGTCAAGCCGCAAATCAAGAATTTCAAACAACGATAGGAGATAGCGGTGGTTATGAAACTTCTGGTTATCAAACCGCGACAGGATATGCTGGCTCTGGAGGTAATCATCACGACCCTAGTGCTAGCTTATGGAAAACTGAAGGTAATGCTAATGCGGCAGGGTTAATGACAGGAAGAATGTATTTTATGAATATGTATCAAAATTGGTGGTATATGCAATTTTTTTACTTAGATTCAGGTGGTTCCCCTTATTTTAAATTTATTCATGGTAATAAAGAATTGTCAGGTCAACTTGATAGAGTTAAGTTTGATTGGGATGGCGGCGGTGCTTTTGATGGTGGTTATATGAGATATGTAAAAATGGAGGACTTATAAAATGAAAAGAATTGTAATTAACACACAGACAGAAGAAAAAACAGAAGAAACCTTAACTTCTGAAGAACAAGCTGTTCATACTGCCAGAGCAACAGAAGTTGCAAAGGTAGAATATAAATCTAAAAGAAAATATTCTGGAAGTGTTACTTATGCAGATGTTGGGGAGCAATTAGATCAATTATTTCGTGATGTAGATTCTGGTAAGTTTGGTGCAGACGCAAAAACAGGAGAATGGTATATTGCAATTAAGAAAGTAAAAACCGACAATCCAAAACCTAGTTAATTATGTCAGAGATTAAGGTAAATTCGATAAAAGGTGTTGCCGCTTCAACAGCCGCCTTAACAATAAACAATACTGATGGAACGTGTACTGCTAATCTTACAAACAGAACTAATAAGAATTTGATAATTAACGGAGCAATGAACGTGGCACAAAGATCGGCGTCATCTACAGCAAATGGTTATGGAAGTGTTGACAGATTTGCTGTTTATAATCAAAGCACTAATGAAGCACCTACACAGGAACAAGCTGATGTTGCAAGTGGAACAACACCTTATACATTAGGTTTTAGAAAAGCAATTAAAGTAACAAACGGAAATCAAACAGCTGGTGCTGGAGGTAATGATTTAGTTGCGATTGATTACACTATTGAAGCACAAGATATAGCAAATAGTGGTTGGAATTATAACTCTGTATCTAGCTCTGTAACATTAAGTTTTTGGGTAAAATCAAGTGTTGCACAAAATTTTTATGTAATGATTAGAAGTGAAGATGGTACAAAATATAATTTTCCTATTGAAACAGGTTCATTAACTGCTGATACTTGGACTAAGGTAACAAAAACTATTTCTGGAAATGCAAATTTAACTTTTAATAATGATAATGGTGCTGGATTACTTTTAGAGTTTGTTGCATTTAGAGGTACAAATGGAACTGGTCCTGTTACTTTAGATCAATGGGCCGCTTATGATTCATCAACCAGAGTACCAGATATGACAACAACATGGTACACAACAAATGATGCGACATTTGAAATTACAGGGCTACAGCTTGAGGTTTCAGATCATGCTACCTCATTTGAATTTTTGAGCTTTTCAGATGAATTGAGAAGGTGTCAGAGATACCTTTTTATCTATGGTTTTTCAGAGCATAATTCTAGTGGCGATATTGAAATTAACTTCATACCTGTCGATATGAGGGCATTACCTACGGTTACAAGACTTGGTAATGTCATGTTTGGTGGCGAATCATCAACTGCGGTTACTGCAATTTACAACAATGCAGGTTTTTCAGTTAATAATCAACCTGGTTCAAATTTAATACTTCGTTGCATAAATAGTAGTGACGCCAACTGCGGTGGGTGTTATAGCCTATCTGCGGAGCTTTAATTATGGATAAACTAAAATACAAATTAGTAAATCACCCCGCAGGCGTTATTGAAACTGGTTTATCGGGTATTTTAAGAACTGTTGATTCTGAAGGCAATGTTGATAATTCTTTTATTCCATTAGATAACCTTAATAAAGATTACCAAGAATACCTCACTTGGGTAGCTTTAGGACATGAGGCAGACCCTGCCGACTAATTTACTTTTTCTTGCATTTGTCTCGTCATTATTCCTAGAGTTAAATATAACGGTGCTAATGCACATAATCCGCAAAAGGTTATAATCGTAACAGGTACTAACGCACGGGCAAAGGCTTCTCTCATGGCAAAAATTTCACAAATATTATCTATTTTAAGTTTTATAATATCAGCGTCAATGTTAGGCGGTGGATATTTTGGTTATAAATATGTGACTTCGCCACAATTTAAAAATCGAATGATGAATGAAGTGTTGGCAAATGTTCAACAAATGATGCCAGAAATAATAAACGATCAAATTCCTGAAAGAACAAAAGGTTCTATTCCCTTACCGATGAAATAATTGGAAATAAAAGAAATAAAAATTCCAGATATTTCGACAATAAATATTAATTCATATATACCGCCTTCAAATGTTTTAAACATAGCCCCGCCAAAGTTAGATATTTTGGGTTGTGTTAAAACGCATCGTGATAGTTCTGTTAAAAATACACAGATAATAGAAGACGACCCAAATGGCGCTTTTTATAGTTGCCCTAATGGAAAAGTGCCTTCATATATACCAATGCAATATACGCCCGAAACGTTGGTAATAGTTGAGGAACAGGAAAAGCCAAAAGCCAACACACCAAAACCGCCAGAAACAAAACCGCCAGAAATCCCAAAAAACAAAGAAAAAGAGATAGTGACGATTCCGCCTTGCCCTGACCCAAAACAACCCCTGCGCGTTGGCTCATATGCTAATTCTCAAAAGCTTGAAAAAGTTAAAAGCTTTGAATTAGTAAATGGAGAATGTAACATCATATGGGAGCCAGTTCCATTTCAAGAGCAATATATCCCAGAAGTATCGACAATAATTTCAACCGCCGTGATTGGATTCGTGGCGGCATCCTCGCCCATAATTCTCAACGCTATAAAGCCAATTATCAAAAAATTAATTACTAGAAAAAAGAAATCATCTTAATTCGTGGGTATGCGGTATGACTTGATTCGGCTTTGGTTCTAAATAAATATCTGCGCATAAATTATAAAATTCTGAATTTTTTGCAATTAATATTCCCTCCTGTTTTAATTTTCCACATTCTTTAATGCGGGCTATAGCCCAATCTAATTGTTTGTTTTGGAGTATTTGCTTTTGAATTTTAACTTGTGTTGTTGCCGCTTCTGAACATTGATTTTGAAATTTTCTATCAAGTGGAACTGTAAAATTTAAACTAAATCCTGTATTTAAAGCGTAACTGTCTTTATTAGTTCCTGAATAATTAAGCTGGTCAAATAACACGACCCCCGGATTGTCAGGTACATCATCATTATTTGCATCTGTCGGGTCGTAGTATGGCGTTGTGTAGTAATGATCGAAAGGTTTGCGGTAATTTGCGCCAAATGTGATAAAAGGTGAAACCGTAAGAGTTGCGCCCTGACATACAATATTTCCGCCATATTGATTCGTTGTCATATTGCCCGTTAACGATTGAATTGCCATATTGGTCACGCTTCCATTATTTGATTGACTTACGGCGTTTGCAAGCGTTTCTAGGGGCGTTAGAGCTATTGAGAAAACACAGATTGCGAAGTTACAACTGATTCTGAAGTGATTGATCTTGTTATTGTTGTTATATTGGACACCCCGCCCGGCCCTCGATACGTTTCTGAAAATTGAAATGCCCCGCCATTTGTTGGGTCGCTTAGAGTAAATGTTGGTTTGCTTGTTGCTGATAAATCTAACCCCGTGTAAGTATATTGTTGACCGTTAACTGTCGCATTGACATTTGTGGTATTTGGGGCGACAGCATCATTTGTTGTAATTCCAACGCCCGAAACGGAATATTCATAAGAATTGCCAAAATAATCCGTTGACGTAATTGTTTCTGTAATTTGCGTTGTCGTATTTGTCGTTGAAGACATCGTTCCCGTTGTAAAGGCGGGCGTAATGGGTTGCGCATAACTAGGTAATCCACAAAATAAAAATATTAATAATAATTTGCGCATCGCTCATTAATCAACAGAAAGCGTAGTTACATATTGACCTGTAATTGAAGAACCCGCATCGCCACCTGTTACTGAAATTACATGATTATCAATTGTCGCCGCACCGTTTCCAAGAGCGCCCGCGGCTGTTGATGTAAGATCTGAAAAATTACTTACAGTTCCCGCTGTCGGTGCGCTACTTGGTACCGCATCGCCTTCAAGATATGATTGTGTGAATTGAAAATTTTCCCCGGCGGTGCTTTGTGAAGCTGTGATTGTAGTAAACGCATTTACACCGTTTGTGGCTGTTCCTAGTCCACCAACAACGCCCGCTGTTGTTCCGTCTGTAGTGGTAACACCGCTACCAGAAACTGAATAAGAATTTGCCACCCGATCAGCCGCTGTTGCCGCCGACATTACCTCAATTTGTACAGAAGACGTTATTGTTGACGTCATATCGGCAAACGCCGCAGATGGAAGCAAAAATAAAATAAGAAGTAATTTTTTCATTTGATACCTACTTTCGAGTTTTTATTGTCTACTATATCTACTTTACCTTTTAACTTTTTTTTGTCATTATTCTTACTTTTTAAATCCACGCCAAATTGCGTAAGGACGCCCGAAAGCAAGCCTGCCGCAAAAGTCGTATCAATTTGCCTTACGGGATTCGGATTATAGTACGACCAAGAAATGACGGCCAACGACCACCCAAGAACGACAAGCTGAACGAAAGTTGCAACAATATTCGGCCTTTGTTTTTCTTCTTCTTGTTCTTCCATAAAAAGACCTTTTTGCTAAAACTAGCAAACTTGACTAGAGTTGGAAAGAATATATTACAAAAAATGATTCGATTTATCAAGCCAATACTGAAGTTCTTCGTCAAATCCAACGCGGTAAAATCTCTCGTTATTGGATTGCTTGAGGACTATGCGGCATCCACGGAGACAGATATTGATAATGAGATTGTCGCATTGGTTAAGGAAAAGTTATGGCCTGTTACATAACTTTAAGTTATGTTAAGGATAAG